CATGTTCCCATTTAGTTCGTCAATGGCCAAAGGTTTAGAAACCGATGTTGTACGCCAACCCAAAGTCTCGCTGACTGTTGGGTTGCGCTGACCAAGCCGTCTTTGACGAAACAGATTCTTGTATCCCACGCGTTGCAACCCTTTTAGGGTTGTCAACCCGTGGTTGTTTGACTCAACACCAATCAGACAATGGTTGTACCACCAACCCAAAGCAAACAGAACTTCTTCACCAAATATGTCTGCGTCCACATGACCATGCCAATGTGCTACAACCAAACCTGTTTCGACATTGATTACATGTGCAGAACTAAAGTCGCCGTGACCAAGACCTTCGGCAACGTCAGCACCAATAACATAAACCTGACCACGCTCAGGGAACTCCCACACAGCAAGTTCACCACCGTCTTCTCTAAACTCATAAACACCCTTACCCATTCCTTTGTGTAAGTAGCCACGATTTGGTTCTTCGGGCTCATACGCGCGCAAGGCTTCTAAATCAAACACAGGACGACCAGAACGGATAAAGGCTTCGTCTGGGTCGGATGGATATTCTTGCGCCATTTGCCAGTCAGGCAAGTCACGTTTTTTGGCTTCGTACCATTCTTCGTCACGGTCGCCAGCAGACCAAGGGAAGAAAATTCCCGTAAATCTATTTGTGTTAGTTTGAGAACCAACCCATAGTTCGTGAAATATGTTGCCCTCACCGTTAGCTGTGGACAAACAGATAACGCGACCACCAACGTCGGCAATAGGTTCAATAGACGCCCAAGCTTCGCTTGGGTTTGGCAAGAACGCCATCTCGTCAATGATTACCAAAAATACGGATTCACCTCGGGCTGGGTCGTTGCCTGACGGCAGCGACTCAACAGCAGACTCGTTAGCGAACACAATCTTAAGTTGATTATCAGAAAGCAACTCTGGACCATGTTTGCGCATCCATGCCGGCAACATCTTGTAACCGTACTTTGATTTCTGTAACAACTTGGCTGCTTCGCGCTCTGTGCGCGAAAGCATAACAATAAATCTGTCAGGCCAAAAGAAAGCCAACCAAAACGAATACGCAGATGCAAGAGTAGAGAACCCAATCTGCCGTGCTTTTAACACGATTGAGTATCTGCTTGTGAGCCAGATTCCTATTGTTTCTCGTTGCGCTTCACGCAACTCAAACTTGATACGACCCCGCTCAGGGTGTCGTATCATCCAATAGTTGGAGCAGAAATGTTCAAACGCAGCAACCTGTTCTTCTAGGGTTGCTGTGTCGGAACCTTTACATTTTCTCCATTCCTTCTCGTTGAGAAGGTCTGTGAGTTCCATTACTTCCTTCTAGTAGCAGCTTTCCTACCGAAAGCAGGGTCATTAGGGTTCACCCAACGAACCAATGGTGGCAGCGCAGCAGCCAAAGCAGCCTTGAGTAAATCCTCTGGCATGTAACTGCCAGTAGCAACGACAGCAAGAACTGCGCCCATGCAACTACGCAAATATGATTGGAACGCTGCTTTTTGTTGTTTAGATAATTTCATTGTTTTCTCCTACAGGTTTTTCAACTACAGGTGCAACAAACTCTGTGCCGTTCCAAGTGTCACCGATGCCAGCGTATTTGCCACGAGATGCGCCTTCAATCGGATTGTTGTTGTACGAAGTTTGCACCCATTCACCTGCTAAACCGAGTGAAGCAAGAAATGTTTGACCGTCTACTTCGGTTGGTGCGTCATCGTTGCTAACAACGATTACTTGGTGCACTACACCGTTTTTAACTTTTGCAAAATGTGCCATATTTAAACCTTGAACCTAACATACACAATACCGCTACCACCTGCGCCAGAAGTCAATACGCCACCACCTGCACCACCGCCGCCGCCTGCTGTATTTGCAGAAGCAGCCGAACCATTTGCGCCACCAGCACCACCAGCACCACCTACACCTGAGCCACCTGCAGCACTTATTCCTGCTACCGAACCGCCGCCACCACCGCCACCTTTGAAAAGTGATGAACCACCAATAAAAGTGCTGACATCTGTTCCTGCGCCACCTGCGCCACCAGTGCCACCACTTGTAATTGTTGCTGTAACACCTGCCGCTGAAGTTCCGCCACCACCACCGCCAGCCGAACCACCGTCGCTATCAACTTTTGCATTGCCACCACCAAAACCCATAATGCCATCAAGAACTGAAGGTGACCCGAATTGTTTACCAGCAATGTCGCCACCGCCACCGCCGCAACCACCAGCACCTGCTGGCAAACCACCTAAAGTAGCACTATTGCCACCACCTGCACCACCGCCGCACGCACCGACGCTTTTGACAGCACTATCTATTGCGCTTCCTGACCCTGAGTTATGTCCTGAACTTGCACCACCACCAATCGTCACTGTTGTGTTCGCATCTAAATAAACTGTTGTTTGAACGACACCACCAGCACCGCCACCACCAGAAGGGTTATTTCCTGTTGAACTTGAAGCAGAACCTCCACCACCAAAAATCAACACATCAAACAAACCTGCTTGGCTGACCGTCAAAGTGCCTGTGTTAGTAAACGACAACAGCGTATAGTTCACATCATCAACAGTTATAGAACTTGAAGTGCCACCAGTAGCCACACCGTAAGTTCCAATTTGACCAACGATTGTCGGTGTGTTGCTAGCCGAAACATAACCCATCAACCTAGCGGACATAACTAAACCTCACTCTCAATCACAGGGCTAACAGGCGCAACAAAATCCTGTGACACTTCATCATATGTGTAGCCAATACCAGCATAAACTTTGCCCTCAGTATCGAAAAAGGTTTCAACCCAAGTGCCTGTATAGCGTTCAGGGTTGGCTTCTAAAAAGTTTTGCGTAACACAATGAACAGATGTCACGATGTTGTCATCGTTTAGTTGTGCAAAAAATTGTCGGCTCATACTTTGAACCTAACTACAACAACGCCTGCTGCACCTGCACCGCCCGTGTTTGCTTGTGCTGTACCGCCACCGCCCGCACCCGGATTTACACCTGCGTTGCCTGTGCCTGTTGTTTTGCCTGCGACACCGCCTGTGCCTGCCGTGCCGCCTGTGACCGTGCCACCACCGCCACCACCTGCTGCGACAACGCTTGACGAACCGCCTGTGAACCCGTTTATTTCTGAGCCGTTACCACCAGCACCACCAGTTGTCGTAACTGCGTTACCGCCTGCGCTACCAAAACCGCCACCACCGCCACCACTAGTTGTTGCAGGTCCGTTACCACCTATGTTGCCTTGCGCTGCCACAATCGTTTTGTTTTTTGCACTATTTCCGTCAGTTGCACCGCCATTACTTGCGCCAATCATGTCGCTGTGATTTGTTGCCGCTTCCGCACCTGCACCGCCACCAGCAACACTAATTCTTGTGCCACCAATACTGCTATCAAAACCTGTTTGACCGTTTACGGTTGTTGCACCACCGCTACCGCCAGCACCGACATCAACTGCATAGGTCGCCGCTTCTAAAAAAATTGTGGTCGTAGTTGTTAAACCAATAACACCACCGCCACCAGCACCACCACTTGCACGACTGGCTCGCCCACCACCCGAACCGCCACCGCCCGCAACCAACAACACATCAAACAAACCAGCAGCAGAAACAACAAGATTGTCGTCACTTGAAAAAGTCAGCACCGTATAATTTTGACCGCCGATAGTCGGGCTAGAACTCGTGCCACCAGTCGCAACACCATAACCAGTAGTAGCAGGAATAGTGCTAACGCTTCCAGCACTCACATAACCGAGTTCACGCCTATTGGGCATGGTTAAACCGTAATCTGATTAACGAAACCGTGAATACAAATCACATCCGCAGTCGCAGCAAAAGCCCGAACAACAAGCGCAGTCGCATTACCCTTAATAAGCAACCCAGGAATTACAGTCACAAGACCAGCCTCAGGCTGAACAGTCAATTCAATGTTGCCATCAGGTGCAGTAGCCTCGCCCCACTCAATCGTCAATTTAACTGACGCAGCAGAACTGTTCACCGCATACAACCAAACCTCATCAAGAGTCGTGGTTGTTGTTGAACCAGTATGAATCGTTGTACCAGCAGTAGCAGTAGCAGCAACCTTAATCGCTTTACCATCTGTGCTATTTGAAAGAATCTGTTTAGTGA